TAAATAAGATGACTATTCAACAATCTGTGAAACAAATGCCTATTATTCAGGCCAATCTCGTCGCACCGAAAGGACAAACAAATAGCTTCGGCGGTTACAAGTACCGTAGTTGTGAAGATATTCTTGAGGCTGTGAAGCCCTTGCTTGCTGGTATTGAGGCATCAATCAGTGTTACCGATGAGATGGTTATGCTGGGTGACAGGTTCTACGTGAAGGCTGTGGCCTGCATTACTTTTTCCGACGGGTCATCAGCCTCTGGCGCAGCTTACGCTCGTGAGCCGCTAAGTAAGAAGGGTATGGATGAGGCTCAGATTACTGGGGCGACCTCAAGTTACGCTCGTAAGTATGCACTGAATGGCCTGCTTGCCATTGATGATACTAAAGATGCTGACACCAAGGACAACCGTGAAGCAGCAGTAGTTGAGCCGTTGGAACTCAAGTATGTCACTGCCTTGAGCATGGCGGCCACAATGGATGAGCTTGCCGCTGTATGGGGTGAGATATCATCTGATAAGTCTGTCAAAACAGCCAACTACACCACGCTCAAGAATGAAGTCAAGGCGAGTTTAAAGTAATGGCTCTGGATGAGCGCAGGAAGGGTCGATTAACCGCGTCGAACTTTGGCGCAGCGATGGGCCTTAATCCGTACATGAGCCGACAGAAGCTGTTTCGTACAATCAAAGGTCTTGAGCCGAAATTTACCGGCAATGAGATGACTGAATGGGGTAACAGGCATGAGGCTACCGCTGTGGATGCGTATGAGGCCGACCAAGGTGTTTTAACGACTAAGAGTGGTGATGACCAGCAGTTCGTTATACCTGAAACCATGGACTGGGTGGGCTGCACGCCAGACGGCTATGTATTTGACACTAGATTAATCGAGGTCAAATGCCCTTGGTCCAAAATGTATGAGGAAATACCCGCACATTATATGGCGCAAATGCAGGGCCAGATGATGATAACTGACAGGGATGAGTGTGATTTTGTGGTCTGGTATCTTGAAGATAAAGAAGAAACAGACTTGAGCAAAGCTGAGCTGGCAATTTGGCGCATTAAGAAAAGCAATGATTATTGTAAAGCGATGCTTGTATTACTAGAAGATTTCTGGCACAGTGTGCAAGAAGATGAGGAACCAAAAAGACGTAAAAAACCGATTATGCCAACAGTGGCATACGAACTATTATTTTAGGAGATGAAAATGAAGTTATCAATAGCAGTATTAGCAATGACGGTCAGCATGTGTGTGAGCGCTGAAACTTATCTTGAGTCACAAGATGGAAAGTACCTCGGCCAGTTGGGCGGTAGCAAATACGATGCAAACTCAACGAGCAACCCTTACGGACGTTATGGCAGCAAGTACAGCCCTGACAGCATAAACAATCCTTACGGCCGGTATGGCAGCAAGTACAGTAACGAGTCGCCAAACAATCCATATGCGACTCAGCAGCCCCGAATTATCAACCGATAAACAATTACATCATAGGAGAACAAAATGAGTATAGGAATTAGCATGAGCATCAACGTAAGCGAGATTGATAAGGCCCGGTTATATCAGGGCAAGAAAGGTAAATACTTAGACATCACTTGCTTCATCAACGACGAGTTGGACCAATACGGTAATCGCGGAATGGTGACCCAATCAGTCAGTCAGGACGAGCGCGCAGCGGGAGTTCGCGGCAACATATTAGGCAACGTATCTGTGTTCACCGGCACTGAAGCCAAGTTCATTCCCAAAGGTGCGCCAGCTCAGCCTGTCGGCCCCGCACCGGAACTGGACGACGACATATTCTAAACAGCCAAGGATACTTTTGGGCGGCAGTTGCTGAGTCGCTACACAAGCAATTATGACTAGAGCCTTGGCTGGTGTCTTTATTCTCTTAAATAATTGTAAGCAGCAGGAAATCACGAAAGGCGCAATACACGGCAGAGATGCCGCACTAAGCGAACTCGAAGTCATGGACAAAAAAGCCATTGTAATAGATGTTGGAAGTGGAAATTGCAAAGCAGGCTTTGCTGGCGAGGATGTCCCAAAGGCTGTCTTTCCATCCATAGTTGGTACACCAAAGAGCGCCAACATTATGAGTGGAACTCCAGATGAGGAGGCATATGTTGGAGAAGTTGCGCAGGCCAAGCGTGGCATCCTCAAAGTAAACTATCCGGTTGACCATGGCATTGTCCAGGATTGGGATCATATGGAACGGATTTGGCACCACACGTTCTTCAACCATCTTAGAGTTCGACCGCAGGAGCATCCTGTGTTGCTGACAGAAGCTGCCTTGAATCCGAAGGCCAATAGGGAACGGATGACCCAAATCATGTTCGAAATATTTTATGTACCTGCAATGTATGTTTCAACACAGGCCGTTCTCTCCCTGTATGCTTCCGGGAGAACCACGGGGATAGTTTTGGATAGCGGCGATGGCGTGACCCATATAGTGCCCATCTATGAGGGTTTCGCAATGCCTCATGCAGTTTCTCGCCTCAACCTCGCCGGCCGTGACCTAACGGAGTACTTGATGAAACTCCTGGGCGAGGGAGGTGCCGCCATGAGCACTTCCGCTGAGAAGGAGATTGTGCGAGACATCAAGGAGAAGTGCTGTTACCTGGCCGAAGATTTTGACAACGAGATGTCAAAGGCCCAGAATGGCGAAGTGGACATCACCTATGAACTTCCTGACGGGAACATTGTGACGGTCGGCAACCAGAGGTTCCGTTGCCCCGAGGCACTGTTCCAGCCGAGTCTCATAGGAATGGAGGCCGCGGGTATCCACGCAATGGTCTACAACGCAATCTGGGCGTGTGACATCGACATTAGAAAGGACCTCCTTTGCAACATTGTCCTGTCTGGGGGCACAACGATGGTGCCAGGATTTGGCAAGAGAATGCAGCTTGAACTCACAAAGCTGGCGCCTTCAACAATGCGAATACGCGTTCTCTACCCAGAGGATAGGAAGCACTCCGTGTTCATCGGTGGTTCCATGCTCGCTGACCTGGACAGCTTCATGCAACTATGCGTGACCAAGCCAGAGTACAGGGATTATGGGCCGGGCATCATCCATCGGAAGTGCTTCTGAGACACCGCTAAGTGCCATCCAATGTTTGGTGCTGGGCTTCCAGCTGCATCTCACCAGCATTAGTTCGCTCTACAAGTAGAATTGGCTGCCCCCCTCAGGAGAGTCCCATCACTAGCTACCGCATGTGAACGAGAGATGCATG